ATATAATATACAAAACGCCCGGATCGGCAATTTGGAACTCGGCTGCCTACCTTCCTACCGCGTTCTTAATAATGTCGGGTATTGTTATGTTGGTCATGCGGCACTGAATCATGGTACCGCCACATATGCGCTCTCACAGAACGTCAACGGCACGACAAGCCTCAATTCATACTCCGTCTACGGCAATGCCGATTTGTATTTCAGGATCAACGGAGCCGTCAAAGCCGCGGTTGATTCGAATGGCAACTTTGGTATTGGCCCTCTGGCCGGGCACTCCTGGACACCGAACTCTCTCCTCCATGTTTCATCCTCTGGAGATGAAGCGCTTCTGTCGGTCGACGGCGCGACGAACGGAACGGTTCTCTTTGTAACCGGTTCCGGCCGAGTCGGCATTGGTACTCAGGCGCCCGATCATGAACTCACAATTGTGGGAAATGTTTCGGCTTCTTCCAATGTATCGGCCTCCGCTTTTTATGGCGATGGATCCAATTTGTCTAATGTCGGTGGTGGCGGTGGCGCCCCAACCGACGCACAATACGTAACGTTGGCCATCGATGGAGACCTGAGCGCAGAACGAGTTTTGACTGCGGGTGATGGTATAGACTTAACCGATGGGGGAGCCGGGAGTACCATTACTATTACAAATCCCGCCATGATTCATGCCCCTTGGATTAGTAGCAGTGGCAATGCATATCAGGCGGACTTCAACGCCAACACTCTGCTGGACCTAGACGGTTACAATTTTGCATCTGGGATTATTACGTCTTTCGATGCTCAATTTACGTCAGACGGACACTCGAGCGGCTCCACAACGTGGAATAGCCCGGTCTTTGTGGAAGTTCCGATTACTGCTTCTACCACGACCGGCTCATATGATATAATAGTTACCAATACAGATGGGCAAACTTTTACTATTACTGATGGCTTCGAGGTAGTTGCCGGCCCCTACGAGATTACCCTAGACAGTTCTGACCAGTATACTGATTATAATAATACGACATTCGACACTATTGGCGATCGCACAGGACTATATAAGGACGCGGGGGGTATTGCATGGAACGGCGGAGCAATAACGACCGCGCAAATAACCACTGGGGAGACCGCAGAAGGTCAGGATCTCGCCGCGTATCTTGAATATAAGCCCAGCGTCACCGGTCAGAGCCAGAATCCCGGGTGGTATTTTATGTTGGGATTTGGTTACGTAGATGAAGCAGCTACAGACGCGGGATTCACCTGGATTGACTGGGCTTTGTATTGCAATAACGCTTCCACGGCAGTATACGAGAGCGGCGCCTCGAAGTACTCCGGCGCCGGCGTGTACTGGACTGATGAGCGTACTTGGCGTGTTGAAGTAGACAACGATGAGGTAACATATAAGTACAGCGACGACGACGGAGACAGTTGGACAACGGTTTATACTTCGCTAACAGCAGTGGACGTTGGAGAGAATAGTAATTTGGTGGGAGGATTTGCTTTTTATAGTCCTGAAGGCGCATCAAACACGGCGATACTTGAGGATGTTAAACTTTTTGGTGCTTTAACGAATGTTCCGGGCTAACAAAAATGGAAATAAAAGAGGATATATAAAATGGCGATATCAACACCCCTAGACACTACAAAATATTCTGACGCATCCCGTCGCTGGAATGATGCATTATACAAAATACAAGTTGCGTTGGCTACATCAGACATAGCCGCTTACAATTCTGCGCAGGCAGAAAGACAAAGAGCGTTATCAGAACTTGAGCAAGTTGAGCAAGCCGCATTTGTATCGGTAGAAGCAGCCCAAACGCTCGACCGCGCGTTGCTGGAACAATTGAGTCATAACTAGAATGAACAACTATTAGTCATTTCCCCATCTGAGACACTATTTATTTTGATTACATGTCGGATTTGGAGTAATTTTTATGTCTTCACTATTAGAGGAAGCTATTGTCGATGCGAAAGCATTGAAAGAAGCAGCCCTTAAAAATGCGGAAAATGCTGTATTAGAGAAGTATTCGGTCGAAGTTAGAGACGCCCTTTCTACTTTATTAGAACAAGATGAATTTGGTCTAACGGAAGAAGGCGACGAGAGCTCAGCTGATACCACCTTTATGGAAGACGTCCCCTTTGGATTTGCCAATGAGGAAATCGATGGCCCCGCCGACACGGAGCTAATTGAAATTGATTTTGATCAATTAAAGGCTCGGATCCAGGAGGAAGAGGCTGCCGGCGGCGAAGCTGCCGAAGGCGACCTTACAGATGCCCTAGAACTCGCTGAAGAAATTACCGATCAGGAACTTCAAGACGATGCCGAAGAGGATACCGCATCAATTGCCACGGGCAAATATGTGGGCCAAACTGTTGGCCCCACTGAGTCGACGGAAGATGACCTAGACGAAGATATTGCTCTGACAGAAGAAATGCTTTCCGATCTGATTGAAGAGCTTGTTGTGGATATGACTCCGCGGCCCCAAGGGTGGGCGTCTGTCAATTCTGCTGACAATAGTGTCGAGCAGGCCAACAATGATGCGATGGGGGCCGCTCAGGCTGCCCACCTCGAAGAAGAAGAAATAGAAGAAGACGTCGCCACCGCACCTGATGTGGTTTCGGACGCCGAACTATATGAGAGTCAACTCTCAACACTTAAAGAATCAACAAAAGAGCTGCGTGCTCTTTTAATTGAATCCAAGAATCAGCTTACAAAGCTTAACTTGGAAAACGCCAAGCTTGTTTATCAAAACAAGGCACTTAGCAGCGCCTCCTTGAATGAGCGACAAAAAGAGAAAATTGTCGAAGCTGTTCAATCTGCCCATTCTGTTGAAGAAGCGACAGTGATTTTTGAAACTATTCAAAACGCAGTGGGTCTTACGAGCTCTATGAGACGTACGAGACCACAAACACTTCGTGAAGCCGTTCAAAGACCTACATCGCTTTTGCTCAATTCTAAGAAAAACAACACGGCAACACAGGACCCGAAAATGGGTCGTATGCTGCGTTTAGCAGGTTTAACAAAACAATAACATATTAGGAGGTTATATAAAAATGTCTATTGTACAGAAATTAACCGAGGGTATTGTTAACCGTGACCTTTCCAAGGAAGGTGCCGCACTCATTGCAAAGTGGGAAAGCACTGGACTTTTGGAGGGCATCGGTAACGATACAGCTCGGAACGGTATGGCTCGATTGCTTGAGAACCAAGCAAAAGAGCTTCTCCGTGAGTCTTCGAGCATGAGTGCCGGAGACGTTGAGGGCTTTGCGGCTGTCGCATTCCCCCTCGTTCGCCGTGTATTCGGCTCTCTGATCGCCAACGATCTCGTTAGCGTTCAACCGATGAGTTTGCCTTCGGGCCTCATCTTCTTCCTTGACTTCACCTTTGGTGGCGTCTACCAGGCTTCTGGCCAGAACCAAGAGTCTCGTCTTGGATTTACGTTCGGCAAATCGATTTATGGCGGCGACGTCGTAGGCGCGCAGATCACTGGCGGTGTTGACCTTTTGGGTCTTAACGGCACCGATGCTGGTGGTCCGTACAACCTGCGTAACGGCTATGCATCTCCCACAGGGAGTACAACCGGTGCGTGGAACGTGGTGTTCTCTGGAACCTTGGGTAGTGGCGGCAAATGGTGTGCTAATCCTCAAGAGAATTTGGGCCTCGGCCCTGGCCAGCCGCTCCCAGCGGTGCAGGCTGATAAAGTTTTGCGTCATGACCCGGACTTGGTCTCAGGATCTGATTTCGTCATCGCGCAGAAGCTTATTCCTGCCGCCAGCCAGTTTAATTTGAGAGATCTGTCGGCTTTAGCCCTTACGGCTTCCAATACCGTCAATCTTACTCTTATTAGCCGCCTTACGGTGATGAGTTCCTCGAACTCGACTGGTGTTAAGGCTGATATCGCGGATGGTTCTGCGAATATCTTTGCGGTGTTCATGGGTAATACGGCTGCTGCCACTCCGGCGGGATTGAGCTCGAGCGTCCTCGACGCGCAGGCTACCTTCCCCATCACGGATAACTTCCGTGCGGTGGGTACAGCTCTTGGTGCTATCGAGGGTGCTACGTCGTGGGCCCTGGAAGGCAATGATTCGATCCCCGAGATCGACATCTCGGTCGACAGTGTAGCCGTTACCGCGGTTACCAAGAAGCTCAAGGCCAAGTGGACCCCGGAGTTAGGACAGGATCTTAACGCCTACCACAACCTTGACGCTGAGGTCGAGCTTACTCAGATTTTGTCTGAGCAGATTGCTCTTGAGATTGATCGAGAGATCATTGAGGATCTTGTTCGTGGCTCGACTGCCGGT